ACTGAGATTTTACCGCCGCAGGCTCCACGCTGAGCGCGTGGATGATGGCGGACGGGACAGCGTCGATGAGATCTACGCCGTTTAATTGGATGGATACTTTCGGCACTCAATCACCTCCCCGATGCAAAGATGCCGAGATTTTCGTTCATGGTGGGTGCGAGGACGTTTCCGGCGAGCTGGCCGTCGATGTAGACGCCTCCGCCGATATACGATCCGCCCATGAGATATGGCGCGTTCTGGAATCTTCCGGACGGCTGAGATGCGGCGATCAGGCGCGCGGTGGCGCTTGTTACGCGGAAAAGCTGCGATTCGATGCCGGCGGCGTAGGCTGCGGCGGCGTTTGCACCGGCGCTTCCGGCGGCTTCGACGGCTGCGTCAAGATCGGAGAGCGGCTCGATCAGCGCTTCTTCTTTGGTTTCTTCGATTTCACCGGTCTTGGCTTCGATCTCTTTTAGGAGATTTGCTATGTAATCATCGACGGATGCGGTGATCGCCGCTTCCATCTCTTTGGATAGAACCACGGATTCCGTAAGCTGTTCTTCGACCGCTTTGGTAAACGCTCCCTTTGGCACTGTGACCGATTCAGTTTCCGACGAATCGCCAAAGGCAATGGCAGAAGGTCCGTTTACGATGACCTCATCGGTGCTTCCTCCCGTTTCTTCGACCAGCTTTCTAAGCATCGCCTCCTGTTCTGCCTTCGCCTTGACCTCTTCTTCTTTGGCTTTTTCGAGGGCGGCGACGTACTCTTCAAGCGTCTGGCCGAGTTCCGCAAGCTTCTTGTCGGAAACGCTGTGCGTTTCGCCGTCCAGCTCGAAAGCGTGCACCGCGCTGCGTTTTTGATTGATTTCCTCTATTCCTTTTTCGATTACTTCAGTTGCCCATTCGAGCGATATGCCGGTGACATAGGTCGAAGGTTTTACGGTAACCGCAGACGTCGTTTTATATGCGCTGTCGGCGCTGTCGGCCGACGGCTGCGCCGCTTTCTTACCGCCCGTGGGCGTGGACGGTCTTCTGGTTATCGGCGGAATTGTGACATTCCCGCCGGTGTCTGAGGGTTCGCCCGTGCCGGTGGTCGGCGTGTTGCCGCTTGCGCTGCCTTTGCTTAAGAGGTCAAGAAACTTGAGGACGTCTGATGCTACCTTGATCCCGCCGAAAGCGGTGGCGATCCCGCCGATCCATTTGGTTATGGTTTCGCCGTTTTCAACGATCCAGGAAAGCCCGTCCGTAAAGCTCGAAAGCGCGGTCGATACCTTGTCGATTGCGTTTCCAAGGTCAACGGATTCGAACTTCTTAAAGAAGTTGTCAACGGCATTTCCAACGTCAATGTTTCCGATGGTGTCGCCGATGGTGGTGAGGAAGCCGTTGATCTTGGCGACCGCCTGTTGACCTTTTTCGGATTCGAGGAACTCATCGAACTGGGTAAGAAGTCCGGAAAGACCTTCCGTGATGGCAGTGAAGCCGGGCGCTAACTGACCTGCGGCTTCGGTCTTGATGGTCTGAAACTGCTTCGAAAGCGTTTGGCGGCTTTTGTCGAGCTCGAGAAGCGCGTCGAAGGCGGCTTCGGAAACTGTGCCGATGTCCTTGCCTTCTTCGATGTAATGTTTCCATGCGTCTCCGCCTGCGTTGATCAGGGGATTGAGCTTTTTGTATTCCGCGCCCAAAAGTCTGGACGCGAGGACGTTAGCCGCCGTCCGCGTGTTGACGGTGCCGAGGGCGTTTGCGACCTCCGCAAGGACTTCCATTGCGTTTCTGAGTGTGCCGTCCTCGTTTCGGTATGCAACGCCCAGCTCGTTAAATGCCTCCGCGACGGATTCGTCGGTGGACATCATGGAGGCTTCAAGCTCCTTGGCCATGTCGGCATAGTCTTCGATCGACATGCCGAGCATCTGGGCGGCGTACTTGTAGGACTGGTAGACGGCGGGGTCGAGACCTGCCTCCGCGGCTTCTTTGTTGATCTCCGTCGCCCACTGCGCGGCTTGGGATTCGTACTCCCAGATGCCTTTTCCGATTTCGATAACGCCGCTCAGGATGGCGGAAACGGTTTCTTTGACAAGCTTTAATTTATCAAGCGTTGTCGAGAATGTGATGTTCTTGTCGATCCTGTCCAGTTTATCGGCGTAGCCTTCGGCGGCGACTTCGCCGGATTTGAGCGCGGTCGCCTGAGAACGGATGCCGTCGGCAGCGGATTCGGCGTTGGATTCGGTTCTTTGGAGTTCTGCCTCCAGCTTATTGAGCGTGGCAGTGGCGTTGTTCAGAGAGATTCGCCAGTTGCGCAGGCGGCTGTCGTTTTTATCGATGCCGTTATCAGTCAATAGCTTAATCGCATCTTCGGCGGCTTTTACGGCCTTCTGCTGTTCTTCGATCTTCTGCTTGAGTATCTCCGTCTGCTCGGCAGTGTACTTCTGCGCATCGCCCGTTTTTTCAAACTCTGCTCTGGCTTTTTTGAGTTGAGAATCAAGCTCTTTTACGTTGGCGGCGGCATTTTTCATACCTTGCGAGTATTCTTTTTCACCCTGCAGACGCAGTGTGGTGTTGATTTCGCCTTTTTTTGACATTTTTTCTCCTTTCCGAAGGATTCAAAAAGGCGGACGGGCTGACCCGTCCGCCCTTTAAAAAATAGGCTGGTATTCGTAAGGGTTTTTGCGTTTCAGTTGGTGCTGTTCGTCGTCGTAGCGTTGTTTCATCAGGTACATGTCGATTACAAAGCCGGGCGCAAGCTTTTGCATTTCGGTGTAGGTAAGACCCGCGATCAGACCGTAAGATACGATCTTTCGATAGGTCATGCGCCCGTCTTTACGTTTTTTTCTTTGCTTCTGAGCGTTTCGTCGACGTCTTCATCATCTGCATGCGTTTCGATTCCGAGCCCCTGAAGGATGGCCAAAAGGCACATTTCCCTTATGGTCTGCGCTTCGCGCATATCGGCTTTTTTGATATCCTTCACGGTCGGAATAGGTTCGCCGTCTGACGCGCCCTCGATGAGGTCGGCCGCGACCTCGCAGGCAGTCACGGGAGAATTAAGAAGCGTGAGGATTTCTTTGTATTCCTGCTTGTCCTGCGGAAGTCTGGCGGCGATCTTTTCGAATGCTCCGACAGTAAAGCGCATGGGATAGGCTTTCTCCCATCCGGCGAGGCGGAGAGATGCAGTCTTTGCCGTTTCGGCTCCGGGCTTAATGGCGTTTATCTGCATGCGCTCCTCCTTATGCCGCGTTGGTCATACCGGCGTGGTTCTGAAGGAAGTCAAGCGCCTTTTCGAGCGTGTCGAAACGTTCAAATTCGTACCAGTTAACAGTTCCGGAAGAGTCGTTTTCTACTGCCATAAGAGATCCGGAAAGAGAGGGCGTCTGCCACTGAATCTGCTGACCTTTGGTCTGACCGTTGATGCTGGTAAGACCGAGCTGGACTTTGTAGCACCACATTGCCTCGTACGATCTCTGTCCGGATTTCACGCGGGTTCGTACAAAACCGAAGCCGATGTAGTCCGAAGCGTCGCCGGTTTTGACGTACTTCTTGCCCTCGCCGTCGGCAACTTCCTTGAAACCGAGCAGCGCATGGGCTTCCTCGGGAATGTCGTCGATATCAAGAGAGATATCGCCGCCGGTGATGGAGTTATCGCTTTCCACCGTTTTGTCGCCGGCGTTCAGATCGGTCTTGGTGGACTGGATGGTGATCGTCGCGCCGATGGGTTCGCCGAAAAGCATGCCGTTCTCATACTCAATCGCCTCACCCGGCGTTTCTTTTTTGAGACGCGCGATGATGGTTTTCTGCATTCCGATAAATGCCATGTCTGTTCATCCTTTCTTTTTCTTTTTGGGTTTCAGCGACGAGAAATCCGCCGTCGGCAGATAGCCGGTCGCATTATAGTTGTCCATTACGGCCTGTGCCGCCTTTGTTGCCGCCGCCTGCGCTCGTGTTTCAAGCTGCCCGAAGTAACTTTTCGCGTTTATGCTGCTTGAACCGTAATTGAGGATACCGGCTTTTTCTGCGTTTCTCACGCCTTTTCGATCTTTTCCGGTGGGTGCGACCGTGACTTCCCACACGCCGCCTTTTTGCTGAGGCGGCTTTGTGACGCCGACGGAATTAAGCATATCTCCGGTGTCGATCATGTCCTCTTCGTTGATGACGTCCCGCCACGTTTCGATCATCGCTTCCGCGCCTGCATACAGGACAGCTTCGGAAAGCTTTGCCGTGTCTCCGGCGAGCTTCTCGAACATGCGGAATGTGGTCGAAAGGTCGCTTATGTATAAAGGCATTTAAACCGCCTCGCAGTCAAAAACGTGATGGATGTAGCCGGTGTTTGGCTCGTAGTAAACGATGTGTTCATAGGCGATCCTGTCGTCGTTCTCAAGCGCCTGCTTGATCGCTTCGGCGGTGGCGTCGTCTTCGGTTTTGGTGAAGCGGTCGACCTGAAAGGCTATGCCGCCCATGTGGCGGTTCCCGGCGGTGTCGGGAAGATCACCCGTTTCGCGCCACGTGGTGTATGCTTCGCCCTTTTCGGCGGAATCGTATCGGGAAACGGACGGATCGACGGACGCGAGGAGAGATTTGATGTGATCTATGATCACGGCTTCACCTCCTCGAGATTGAGATCGGTGATGAGGTCGCCGGAGTCGGCGTCGGTGCCGTGATAGGCGCGTGTGACCGAGTATTTTCGTTCTCCCTCCGCGTTCATAAGGTACACGACGTCCGTGTTTCTTATGTTTCTGTTCTGGAGGACGCGGATGCGCGCGTCGGTCTTGACCTCTTCGCGGTTTTCCGTGGGTCTGATGGGCGATGTTTCGAAGTTTAATTCGCCGTAGAATGACGCGAAAAACGCTTCTGCCGCCGGGTGCAGGGTCGGTTTGCCGCCGGGCGGAGCGGTGTTTTCGAGCTTGTGAAAAAAGGCAAATCCGCTGTCGAGGATCACGGCGCTTCACCTCCGGCGGTCATGCGGAAAGGATCGCGGAGCCAGCGCTCGCGGATGCGGATCCGAAGCCACATGGGGTATCCGTCGGCTTTGTCGCGGCTGGAATAGTTCCATGCGGCGAAGTCCACAAGGAGCATGATGTCCGCCTGATCGGTCTCGTCGAGGTTGATGCCTTTGTCCTTAAGCTCTGAGCATGCCGCCTCGAGGCGGGCGGCGAAATAGTCGTCCAAGGACTTATCCGCCGCCATTCGGTTGAGGCGCGCTTTCAAAAGGGCGAGCGCCTGCGAAAGGAAAGTTTCACTCATTTATTGCGCGCCTTCTTTCGTGTCAGGAATCAGTTTCCATATCTCCGGCGAAACCCACATTCCCTACGGCGGTATCGGGTGCGACTCCGTCGATGCCGATCAGAACGAAGGACGCGGGATTGGTGGGTTTGCCGTCGAAACGGGCCGTACCCTTAACGAGGGTCTGTTCTTCGATCCAGCGCACGTTGGTGTTGGTTTCAAGGCGCATTTCGCCGCGCTCTACGGCGGCGTAGTTCTTACCGTAGCCGGCAACGATAACGCCGTTGGGAATGAACTCCAGTTCTTCGATCGCGCCGCCGATGCCGGGCATTTCGTTAGCAACACCGGATACCATAAGGCCGTTGGCGTTGTAGTTGAGAAGCTCGGAGAGGATCTTCATGCGAGTGGAAGTGTTCATCGCGAAGAAAAGACCTTCGCCGACGCCCTTCTTTGCCTTGCCGAGCGCTGCAATGATGCCGCCGATGAGCTTGGCGCCGGTGGAGTTGGCAGCGGTGATGGGTGCTACGTTGGACTCTTTCAGATTTTCCCAAGGTCTTCCATACTTGCCGGCGGTGCCGGGATCGGAAGTCTGCAGAAGACGGGTGGCAATACCGACAGGCATGCGGTTTCCGGTGCCGAAGAGGGCCGCTTTGTCGAACGCGATGGCGACGCCGCGGGCGATTGCAAAGAGAAGATCGTCGAGGATGGACTCGGCGGAGTCTTCGACAATGTATCTGCAGATACCGTAGAAGCCGGCGACCTTGTGCGCTTCCATTTCAACGAGATACATGGTGAGATCGAGTTCGGCGAGCTTGGCACACTGCTCCGTCCAGATTGCTTCGGGAATAGTGCCCATGACGGGGATCTTGCCCTCGCCGGGGACTCTGTGGTAGTTGAAGTACTTAAGGAGCTTGGATTCCTTTTCGACCTCCTCGCGGACCATGGGGAGAAGGATGGTGGGAACGGTGACTTCGCCGTTAATTACGTCGCGGGTGATGATCTTCTTGGCGCGCTCGATAAAGGCGGAAACGGACTCGTTTCTGACAAGATCTGCGCGCTCGGTGGCGGTCATGCGGGACATGGCACGGGTTTTCATTGTGGTAATCATCCTTTCATTTCTTTTTTCGGGAACGTCGGTTTTGCGTTCGATGGGAAATTCGGGCGCGGGTGCTTCCGGCTCTTTGAGAGCGTCGATCTCCGCCTGCAGAGATTCGATGGCGGTTTCGTGCTTCTGAAGCTCCGCTTCCTGCGCGTCGATGTCGGTTTTGAGGTCAGCGACTTCTTTTTCGAAATCCGCGACCTCGGAAAGAACCTTGTCGGTGGTTTCCTTGTCGGTGTCGCCGGTCATTTCGTTGACGGCGTCGGTGAGTGTGGCTTCGCGCTTTTTGAGGCCTTCGCGCTTTTCGTAGAGCGCTTTGAGGGCGTTTCTGATGTTGTCCGCCTCCGCGCGGTGGGCGCGGATTTCATAGGACTTGACGACCTGCGTCAGTGCCATGCGTTCTCAATCCTTTCTTTGAGTGTTTTTTTGAGGGCTTCTGCGGCTTTAGCCTTGACCGCCTCCGCGTCCTTATGCCTTGCGGCGAGCTCGGTCTTCGGATAAGCCGGGAAGGTTACCGAGGAAAATTCAAGCGGGTTTACGCGCGTGAGCGTGAAAAGAACGGATCCGTCCGAGCGCACCTCGGAAATTTCGTCGAAATCACAAAAGCCGAAGGACGCCTGCGATACGTCGCCGCGCAGGCAGCGCGCGTAATGATTCATGGCGTCGGTGTCGTTTTCGTTGATGATGACCGAGCCGAACACGCCTTTGTCGTCCACGCGCAGAGAGAATGTGTTCGCTGTCGTTCTTCCGAGAACGAGATGCGGGATATGATCAATCAGACAGCGGATGTCCTTTCCGTCAAGGTCGCTAAATGCGTTGCGGTCGATGGTTTCATATACGCCCGGTCCCATCTCATAGATGTCGCCGAAAACGACGAAGTATCCTTCGATGCGCTTGACGCCGTTTTCGTCTGCGGCGCGAAATTGGGTGTTAATCGTTCTGGTTCTGGTTTCCGTTTTCATCACCTCCGTTCAGTTTTTTCTGATCGCCGAGGCGATCCATTGGAATGTAGTTTTCAAGCGCGATGAGCTGGTTCATCTCCTCATCCGGGCTTTCGCCGATCCAGCCGCGCAGCTCGTTTCGCCTGAGTGCGTTTCTGTCGATGAGCTGTGTGCCGGCGGCGACGAGCTCGGAAAGCGAATAGTTCATGAGGGAGCGGACGGAGAATGTGAAGTAATAGTCCGGCGAGTACAAAAGAGACTTGGTGAGCGTCTGCGTGATGATCTCTGCGATCGGGCGGACGCGCGTCGATACGAAAACCTCATGCTCTTTCTGGTTGTAGGCGGCAAGACCGAGCGCGTGGAGCGGCACGCCCATGATCGCGGCGGCTGTCTTTTTGTCGAGCTCCAGCGTGTCTTTGATGGCAAGATCGGAAAGCGAGAGCGGCGCGATTTTTTCGACCTCGAAAGCTTCAGAGGGGATGAACCACGGCTCTCCGCTTTCGGATGAATCGAGGAACTGCTGTCGAAGCTTCTTTCTGCCTTCCTGAGACGCGAACTCCTCGGTGAGACCGTCGACCTTTACGATGATGGACGGCGCCGGGGACTTCTGAATGGATAGCTTGGTCTGCGTGGCTTGGCTGATGCCGCTGACGACGTCCGAAAGGCGCGCCGAGTAGCCTTTGCCGATGTAGGGTCGGTCGGGATCCGGATGGCGCACGAAGTTGATCATTTCGTCCGGTTTGTAGGATTTGCCGTTCCAGACGATGGCGTGGGCTTCGTGGTCTTTTGCATCGATGCGCACTTCGGACGGCGGCACGGGTGTGAGCTTTTCGATGTAGCCGTTTTTGTAGGTTGGGAAAACAAAGGCGTTTCCCTTGGTGAGCATGGTGCGCGTGATCGTTTCGACCCAAGTCGTGCGAACGAAATTCGGATGCGGATTGATGTCGATCTTACGCGAGAGCTCGTTTTTCACGCGGACATCTCCGTTTTCGGTGTTGCGCATGAGCTTTATAGTCATGGTGGAAATGAGGTCGCAGTAGACGTCTATGCAGGCTTGGATTTCCGGACACTCCATCACCGGTCGGTATCCTCCGCCGAGGATGGTTTCCCAGTCGTCAGCGCTTGAGAGCATGAAGCCCATCGAGACTGCGTTTTTGCTTGCGGGAGCGTCGCGCCCGTAGCGGGGCTTTTGGCGGTGTTTGGGTTTTGACATGTTGATACCTCCAATTATTTAAAGCCATTCTTCGGCTCGGGCTGATTTTTCGAGGTTTTCGAGCATACGTACACAGGCGAAAACGGCTGCGTCGAAGACGTCGATTCGGTGTTCCGGCTGGATTTTTTCGTACTGGATCATATCGTCCGTCTTTTCGATGGCGAGGACGTTCTGGATGCAGTACTCGAAAGGTTCTGCGGAAAGATAATAGAGCTTGTCGTTTTTTGCTTTGTTTTCGATGCGGCGGAAGCCCTCGGATTTCTTGTAAAAGTACTGCGGCTGATCGATGATGGAAAAGCCGGCGCGTTTCATGCCGATGAAGTATTCACGACAGAACTTGCGGTCGTGACCGATCTGGGCGATTTTGAAGCCTGCTTTTCGAAGATCTTTGAACCATGACACTGCCGCGTTGTGGTCGTTGGTGGGCGTATTGCACATGGTGAGCCAGCCGTCGTCCTGCCAGCCGAAAAGGGGGATGTTATCTTTGTCCGCCTTTTCTGCGGCGGCTACGATCGGGAACCAGCAGTGCGGAATGATGATGTCGATGTCGTTATACGTGCCGTAGAGCGCGGTCGCGGTAAGGTCGTGAAGCTTTGAAAGATCGGCGCCGCCGTACCACTTGACGGGAAGGGCGGAAAGGCGCTTGATTTTTTCTGCCGGCGGCAGGCGTGGATCGATGCCGAGCGCCGTTTCGCAGACCGCGTTTGAACGGCGGAAGGTATCGAGGTTGAAATATGCGCGCATGGCGGCGACGAAGATGTTTGCCTTTTTCGCGAGATACTCTTTTCTGATGCTCGGATCGTTGAGCGCCTGGACGGCTTCCGCCATTGCTTGCTCCGGGCGGATGGAAACGCCGTAATTCGGATTGGCTTTTTTCTGCTGGATTTCTGACGTGAAATCGACGTCGCCGTTTTCGTCCTTATCCATTGAGCACATAAATATAAAATACTGGTCGTCCGTCACTGTGCCGCGAAGGACGCGGCGGCAGTATTCAACGCGCGTGGCGCAGAAGCAAACAGGATTGTCGCCGGCGGGGGTGATGGC